CTGGTTTAAATAACGCATCGGTAACTCTTTCTACTCCACAAAATATACACACATCTGCAACTCCACAATTTAGTTCATTAGGAATTGGAACTGCGGCAAGTGGTGTTGGTGGTGAGATTAGAGCAACGGGTGATATCGTAGCATTCTACTCATCGGATGAAAGATTAAAATCAAATATACAACCAATAGGAGACGCATTAGAGAAGATAAATCAAATTAGTGGTAATGTGTATGATTGGAAAGAAGGATTCGAAGATATACACTCACATACGGGTACCGACATAGGAGTAATAGCACAAGAAATTGAAAAAGTATTACCTCAGGCAGTAATTGATAGAGAGAGTGGATACAAAGCAGTAAATTATGAAAAAATAGTTCCACTATTAATTGAAGCAATAAAAGAATTGTCTTTGAAAGTTAAGGAATTGGAAAACAAATAGATATTTATAAGGAGTTATTAAACAATATAATTAATTAATCGTACTAAAAAAAAGGTAAACTAAATGGCACTTAAATTTAGACGTGGGACAACCGCACAGAAATCAGGTTCGTTAGCATTCGGAGAACCATATGTAAATACTACATTGGGAACTCTACAAATCGGTGGACCTGATGGTGACATTACTCTTGGTTCAACTGGTACGGGAAGTGCCGGTAACTTTGGAGCAATTTCGGGTTCTGGTCTAGATATTACAGGCAATGCAAATATTGGTGGTAATTTAACGGTAGGTGGACAATTAACAATCGGTGACGCAACGTCTGATACGGTTAATGTAGTTGCATCTTTAAGTTCATCACTCATTCCATCGGTAAATAACGCATTTGATTTAGGTTCTCCTTCAAAAATTTGGAGAGACCTTTACATATCTACCGGTTCTATCAGAATGATGGACGCATCGGGTAATGAAGTAGCAGTATTATCATCTACCGCAACTGGAATGGCATTTGACGCAGACATTAGTGTAAACGGAGTTAAAGTCGGTCTAGGTGGAGGAAATCAATTAGGAAATACCGTATTAGGAGATTCCGGATTAAGTCAAAACACCACTGGTAATAGTAACACAATGATTGGGTCTACTGCCGGTGCAGCAAATACAACCGGTAATGACAACACATATGTTGGTAGATTGGCGGGTTTTTCAAACCATACATCACAAGGTAACACTGCTGTTGGTGCGGAAACTATGTATCAAAATACTGGAAGTGCAAATACAGCAATTGGTTTTGGTGCTTTAAAAAGAAATAAAGACGGTGCATTTAACATTGCAATGGGTTATTTAGCAGGACAATACGCAACTGGTTCATCTAATAATAACGTATTTATTGGATTTAACAACGGCCCACAAACGGAGTCTGAAGTTAATCATCAATTATATATTGGTCCTGGATACGATTCATCATTAATACGTGGTCATTTCCAAGCAGCTGAATTAAGAATAAATGGTAAATTAGATGTAAGAGATGACACAGTAGTATCTGGTTCATTAACTGTAAAAAATCATACAGTATTATCTGGTTCATTAACAACCTTTGGACATATTTTACCAGCTACAACTAATACATATGATTTAGGTTCTGAAACTAAGTTTTGGAGAGACATTTATGTTTCAACTGGCTCAATTAAATTTGTTGGAGCAGCTGGAACGGTTGTAGGAACATTAACAAATGTTGGTAACGGATTGAATTTAGATGGTGGTATCGTAACAAATGGTAATAGTACATTTGGTACTTCATCATTATCAACAACGGCAGTGACTGGTTCATTGCTAGTTAATGGAAATGTAAGAGTAACAAATGGTGGTATCACCGGTTCTATCGCAGCAACAAATGGCGTTGTATCAGGTTCTCTTCAAATAGCATCAGATATATCGGCATCATTATCAGCAGCACATCTTAATTCAAAGGTAGCTGGTATAGTTTCTGGTTCATCACAAGTAACAATTTCGGATACAACTGGATTTTCAACATATTCAACATCGGTAGATAGTAGAATTACAACTGAAAAAGGAAGAGTAGATGCAATCTTATCAGCAGCAGATGCAGATAAAGATACTTTTGCAGAAATCGTAACCTTAATTAATTCAGTAGATTTATCAAATGATACTGCATTCGCATCTTTCTATACTGCAAGTGTTGGTAGATTAAACAATTTAGAATCAACATCTGCAAGTTTAATGATTGAAACGGCTAATTTGGAAACATTTAGTTCTTCTGCATTAACAAGATTATCAACATTAGAAACTGAAACTGCTAATTTAGAGTCATTCACATCTTCTATTAATACAACAATTAAGACAAGATTGAATGCAGAAACAGTAGTTAGTGGTTCTTCGCAAGTAATTGGTATATTAAGTTCGTTGAATACCTACACAGGCTCAAATGATACAACTAATACTACACAAAATAGTAGATTAGACCAATTATCAACTGCAAGTGGTTCAGCAATTAGTAGATTATCTGCATTAGAAGTTGAAACTGCTAATTTGGAATCATTTAGTTCTTCTGCATTAACAAGATTGAGTAATTTAGAAGGTACTGATATCACAATCACTTTAACGGGAGATGTGACTGGTACTGGAACTATTACAAATTTAGGTAACGTTTCATTCGCAACTACGGTTGCAGCGAATCAAGTTGCATTGGGAACTGATACAACTGGTGACTACGTTGCAAGTTTAGTAGCAGGTACGGGTGTAACTCTTTCTAACAATAGTGGTGAAAGTGCAACTCCAACAATCGCAATCGGACAATCAGTAGCAACATCAGCAAACGCACAATTCAACTCATTAGGTATAGGTATGGCAGCATCCGCTACCGCTGGTAGAATTGACGCAACAAATGATATCGTTGCTTATTCATCTTCTGATATTCGTTTCAAAGAGAACATTACACCAATCGAAAATCCAATTCAAAAAATCAGACAGATTAGTGGTAACACTTACGATTGGAAAGAAGAGAATAAAATTGAACACGGATATGAAGGAAATGATGTGGGTGTAATTGCACAAGAAATTGAAGCAGTATTACCACAATTAGTTCAAACGAGAGATAATGGATATAAGGCAGTTAAATATGACAAATTAGTTGCATTATTAATCGAAGGTATTAAAGAACAACAAATTCAAATAGATAATTTAACTTTACAAGTAGAAGAGTTAAAGAAGCAAAAAGGTTTATAATTAATGTATGATGTATATTACACCACCGCTGGAGGACCCTGGTTCAACAGCGGTGCTGATATATGGGTAACTAATTGGATAAAAGAAGTGGCACCTGATTTAGAAGTCAAGCCACTTCTTATTTTCCATAGAAAGAAGCCGGATAATTACGAAGAATTTCCGATTGATATTGACCACATTTGGACAATCTCAGAAGATGAAATAATTGGTCACTTTGAGAATGCAAGAAAGATACACATATTGCATGGCCACTACACTCCAACAAGAGCTATACACCAAAATTTAGAAAAAATTGATTCAATTGTTTTTCACAATTTGACAAAAATATCTTTAATTGCACAACAACAAAAAGAAGAATATTTACATTGGTATGGTAATTGGGAATATGAAAGTGAATTAATAAATAAAATTAAAAATAAAGTTTGGGTAGGATTGTATCATTTTCCATATGAAACGGAAAATTTATATCATATACCAAATAATTATCAATTTACACAAAACAAAGAACTTTCGAATTCAACAACATTAGGATATGCTGCAAGAGTTGAAGGTAGGAAAAATGTTGAATATATGGATGGATTGGGTGGATACATTTCTACCAATTCAGAAACATTCAACAAATATTATAAAAAGAAATATGGATACAAATTTGAAAAAGCAAAAATTTACAAGTTTGATTACAAATATAAAGAAAGGTTCTACTCACTTGATTGGGGAATATCTCACTCTTGCTTTGAATATGAACCATTCGGATACGGAATTTTTGAAGCAGTGGATTGGGGGAAACTTCCAATATTACATGAAAAATGGCATGTTCCACTTGATTATAAATACAAAGCGATTGACCAGGAAACATTTAAGCAGACCTACGAAACGATTTGTAAAGATGATTACGAAACCCGTAAAACAGAATTTGAAAAATTAAAGAATTGGATGATTGAAAACTTTTCCAATAAAGATGTATGGAAAGATAAACTTTTAGATATTTATAACGGAGAATAACACTTTATACAATGGCAAGAACAAATTTATCGTTAGGTAACTTATATAGAGCAACGCAAGGCTCAGCTAGAACAACGCAGGCAGTTTCTTTAAATGCTATGAACGCCTCAGCAGGAACTTCGGTATCTATGTTGGGATTTGCAATTGACTCCGTTACAATAAATCAACCAACTTTTACATATATAGTAGAAAGTACATCAGAAACAGCTACCTTTTCATTTGGTTCAGCTGGCTCTTTGCATGGAACTAGAGTTGGTAGTGTGGCAGCAAATTATTCGGTAACATTTGACAATGCAAATTTTTCAGTTGGTTCTCCAACATTAGGAGCATCTCCATCGTTCCCAATAACACCTGCAGCAATTAACGCATCAAACTATTCGGAAGCATCTTCTATATTATCTATGAAATATGCCGATGGATATAATTTAGCAGCAACAAACTATAATACTACAACTACAAAAACTTTGTACGCAGTAGATGTTTATAATACAATCAACCAACCAGATTTCTGTTTATTATTCGGAACTAAAATAGAATTAGCAAACGGCACAGAAGTAAACATTGAAGATTTGAATGTTGGTGATACTATTAAAGCATGGGTGCCAGCAGGATTACCTGATGAAACACAAGACCCTGAAAGTGACCAAGTTGAATGGAGATTTTATATGTCAGAAACACCTACCGGTTCTAATGAAGAAGTAGTAGTATCTGATATTGTATTTAACTTTGCAAGTGGATATTATCAATTAAATGATGGTTTAATAAAAGCAACCGGTACACACCCTATGTATGTGTGGGATTCTGAAATTGAAAAATATCGTTTCAAAAATGTAGAAGATATTCTTATTGGTGATTTATTAGTAAGTTATGATGAAATGTCTGGTACAAATGAAGTAGAAGTAACAAACATTGAATTAATAACTGCTGATGTGGAAATTGTAACATTGAATGTGGAAAATGCCGATGTTTATATAGCAAATGGTTTAATTTCACATAACAAAGGAACAACTACTCAACCATATATTCCATCTGCTGGATTAAGAATGTATGTTGACCCATCAAAAGCATCATCAACAAATGGTACAGCAACAACTGACTGGTTAGACCTTTCAGGATATAATACAGGTGTTAGACCTGCAGGTGTTCAAAACGCAGCAGGTATTAGTGGTGGTAATCCATCGTATAATAATGGTGCAAGTAGAAAAGAAAAATATTGGACAGGAAATGGTTCAAACCAATTCTGGTATAAAGATAAAGACACTAACATAAATGGTGGTATTTCACAATTTAACACCAACACAGGTACAATACATATGTGGGTAAGACCTACAACTACATTGGGTGTAGCATCGAGACATATTTTTGACTATGCGGGATTCTATGGTTTAGCAATCGAATCAACCGATAGTTCTACTTTAAATAGAGTTAGATTCTATGGTAGTACATTGGGAAATAGTGCACAATTAACGACATCGTTAGCATCAAATGTTTGGTATATGATTTCGGCAACTTTCCAACCAAGTGGAACGTGTACGGTTTATGTAGACGGAAGTTCAGTAGGAACATTTAGTTCAGCTGCATTTACTGCACCAGCTAATAGTAACTTTTTAACAATCGGTAGTAATAGTGCACGAACAACATTTTGGAATGGTCAAATAGGCCCTGTATTGTTTTATAACACATTACAAAGTTCAACAAAAGTAACAGAAACATATAATTATTTCTCTCCAACATATAAATAAGAATTATTGTTTTGACATAATTTTTTATATTTATATTGAGACTTAATAAAATAAAATTAAAGCATAAAAAATGGCAGAAAAGATAGTATCACCAGGTGTTTTTACAAAAGAAAACGACCTTTCATTCTTACAACAAGGTGTAGCTGAAATAGGTGCAGCATTCATTGGCCCTTTTAAAGAAGGCCCATTAGTTCCAACGATTGTAAATTCACAAACTGAATTCGAACAATTATTTGGAGTAGTTGATGACACATATTACACTCCTTTAACAGTACAAAGTTATTTAAGAGAAGCAGGAAGTGCTACAATTTGTAGAGTAGCTGGTGTAGGTGGATATACCGAAAAGGCACCTGTATTAATTAAAACTGAAAATCCTGGAGAAGTAACATCATTAACATTAGTAAGTGGTGGTGGATTTTATTCATCATCTGATGGTACTCCGAACGGAACTGCAGAAGTTCGTTTTGGAAATGGTACATTTGCATACGCAGGAGCAACAGGTTCTGCAACAATTGTAGATGGTATAGTTACCGCAGTTAGTTTAACTGATAATGGTAAAGGTTTAAGAACCTTACCAACCGCTGGTTTAATATATGTTTCTCAATCTGCTGCTAGAGTAGGAAGTGGTCAAATAGTATCCGCTTCATTTACATACGCTGCATCTTTAGAAGCTTCAGCATCGGTTGGTATTTTATTTAATACCGATACCGACGCAGTAGGACTTACTGGTTCAGCTCAAACTTTATTGTTTACAAATACACTTAATGGTGATTTAAATATAAGTGGTTCTGAAATTGGATTTAGTGGTTCAACTTCAGTAGACCCATCTGATATTAATGATATTAAATCAACATTTGGTACATCTGCACTTGGTTCTAAAGGAGCATATGTAGTTGGTTTATTTGAAAATCATAATGTTGATTTTAATGCATGGACAACTTCATCTGTAATAGGATTAGGAGACCAGTTATTTAATTTTGATGCACAGGAAGCATTGACACCAATGATTAAATCACAAACAATTAGTGGTGATAGATATAACTTATTCCAATTCGAAACATTAGGAGCAGGTAACAGAGCAAATACTAAAGTTAAGATAGGTATTACAAATATTAAAGCAGCTGGTTCAGTAAATGGTACGGATTATGGTACATTTACAGTAGTTGTAAGAGATTTCGCAGATACAAACAAAAAGAAGAATGTATTAGAAACTTGGGCAAATGTAAATTTAGACCCTAATTCTCCAAACTACATCTCAAGAGTAATTGGTGATAGAAAATTGTCAATTAATTCTGAAGGTAAAATTTCTGAAGCAGGTGATTGGGTAAATAATTCAAAATATATTAGAATTGTTAACTTAAACGAATCGGCTCCTGTACAAGCAGTACCATTCGGTCACGCAGCATATTCATTACCAATATCAGCATCAGCTGCAGTTGGAGCATTGGTTCCATCTGTGACATTCGTAACTGCATCGGCAACACAATATGGTGGTATCGATTTAGATTTCAATACCGATAACTCAATCTACTTAAAACCAATCCCAACAGGAGCAGGTGTAGGTTCTAACTCTGTATTTGGATTAGACGATACATCAACAAATGTTGTGGCATTATCGGTAGGTTCTTCTTTAGCACAATTCGTTGTAGCATTCCAAGAAGGATTCGATGGTATGAGTCCAGCAACACCAATTAACAAAGGTTCGGATATAACAGCAGGTAACTCACAAGGTTTTAACTTATCAACTGTAAATGCAAGTGGTTCGGTAGCATACGCTAAACACATAGCAGCTCTATCAAACGCAGATGAATTTGATATCAATATGGTTGTAACTCCTGGTGTTATCAAAAGATTACACTCTTCAGTAGCAACTTCGGTATTAGATATGGTTGAGCAAAGAAATGATTGTTTCTATATATTAGATACGACATCTATAAGCGATTCAATTGACCAGGCAAACACAGAAGCACAATCAATTGATTCAAATATGGTAGCAACTTATTTCCCTTGGGTTAAAACAATTGATGTTAACACTAACAAATTGATATCAGTTCCACCATCGGTATTATTACCTGGCGTATTCGCATCTAACGATAGAGTGGCAGCAGAATGGTTCGCACCAGCTGGTTTGAATAGAGGTGGTTTGATAGGAGCAGTTAGTGTAATGAATAGATTAACACAATCTGAAAAAGATTCATTATACGAAAACAAAGTAAACCCAATCGTACAATTCCCAGGACAAGGTATCGTAGTATTCGGTCAAAAGACATTACAAGATAAACCATCTGCATTAGATAGAATCAATGTAAGAAGATTATTATTGACTGTTAGAAAGTATATCGC